ACTTTTTCTTGCTAATTCCATAGAATTTGCTTTACTATATTTATTATCTATTAACCATTGCGCACAATCTTTCATTGAATTGAAAATTATATCTAATTCAATTAAGTGAACTGCTTTAACATTTTCTCCTTCTTGAAAACGCTTTCCTTTTAATAGATTTTCTATATTATGAATAGGTCTTTCAATAATTATATTATTATTATGTAAAATATTACTAATTGTTTTTTCACAGCAATTAAAGTATTGCGCAACCATTTTTACATTTTTTAGTTCATTATATTTATCTATTACTTCTTGAGAAGTAAATTTCAATACTGAACCTTGATTACCTCCACTAGTAAGATTATATCCATCTCCTAGAAAAGTATTATATTTACTGATATAAAATTGTTCTTGAATATTTAAATCTTCATTAGGACATTCACATATTTGTTCTACTGAAAAATTATTCCAACCATATTTTTTAATGGCAGCATCTATACCAGTTAATCCTTCTAATTGATTTTTAGCTTTATCAACATGTTTGCGCATACGCTCTTCTATAGAAGTAGTTGTTTGACCTATATATATTTTATTATTTATTTTATTTGTTATTTTATAAATATATCCCATTATCTATTTCTCCTTTTCATTAATATATGAAAAAGTGGTAGAGTATATTTATATATCTTGTCCACCATTTTATTATTTTTGGTGGAGCCGGCGGAGGTTCGAACTCCGCGTCCTAAAAAAATATTCACTAGAAATCTCATTCTTACCTTACAAGTTTTGTATATTTCATAGGAACTCAAACTCTTTACCAAATATCAATCTCAAGAGCCGGCTATGCAAAAGTAAATATTGTGGCGGTTGGCATAGTAACTGACACACAATAGCAATCCTTGAAGTTAATACGACTAAGTTTTCTCTGATTGCGCTGATACTTGCTTAGAAGCTGCTTAACATTACGCGAATGAAACTCTATTGAAAGAGAATAAAGATTTAACTTTATTAGCAATTTTTGTTAAAATGTTTCCATTTATTTTTGATAATGCCTTTTAAGTAACTGCCTACTACTTGTATTCTAATGCTTTCCTTCTCCAGTCGAAACCAAGTCGACCCCATAAAGACTGACGCACCGAAGTGACTTGTCAGTTCTGAACATTGAAGCTTTAAAACTTCTGTGCGGGAACCCGGTCTAGGTGCATCGACCTGCCATAAGGCTCAATCACCCGATTCGCGCACAGAGGGCTTAAAGCCCCCAATCACATTATAATAGGAAGGTTTTGTGATATAGGTAGCCATAAGCAAGATTTGAACTTGCATTTCTGATTAACTCTTGCTCGAAGTTAATTACAGTGTTTTGTCATTAAACTATTATGACACATGGTGGAGAATAGCCTAGATATGTTCTAGTTCATTCTCATTATTAATTTTATATTTATGTGATGTTATTTTTCTATGACATATAGGACAAATAATCATTAAATTATTAATATTATTATTACTATGATTTTCATCTATGTGATGAACCTCTAATATATCTTCATCTTCATTTCACCCACATAATTGACATTGATGCGGGTATACTTCAAATGCTGCTTTTCTATAATCTTGAATATTATTTTTTCCATAATGTGTGGGTCTAATTTCTTGGAAATCATCTCCAGAATTTAATTTTTGAGCTAAATCTTTATGTTCTCTGCAACAAAAATATAAACCACTTTTACTTTTATCTAAATCAGATAAAGCTCGTTTAAATTTTTGATGACAATAAGCACATTCAATTTCTACTTTTGCTCAATTTTTATCTTCCTCTTGACATTTTGGGCAAATATGGTGAGCACGATTATCTCTTGCTACATTTTCATATTTTGTTTCAAATACTAAATTATGAATTAAACATTTTACTTGAATAATAGAAGCTCTAGTTTTATAACCATCTATATATTCACAAGTATTTAATGAATTTTGATATACTTTATTATTTAACTGTTCTTTACTTAACATATTATCTCTCCTTTTTCTATTATTATATCAAAAAGTAGGAGATTAAATTATTTGCATTTGTCCTATGCGAGTAAAAAACTTTCCTATTTTCAAATTGGTGGAGAATGTGGGATTTGAACCCACCTGAATATCCTGATTGCAAGTCAGGCGTCCACCCCTAGCAGACCCATTCCCCATATGCGACATTTATGCGCCCGTCGCTAGGTCGGTTTTATGTTATTTTTTAACGAGTTGAAACATCACCGCCGCAATATCTCGATTAATTCTAAATGGTTCCCGAAGCTAGATTCGAACTAGCGCATGCGAGAGTCAAAGTCTCGTGCCTTACCGCTTGGCTACTCGGGAATATATTAGGTCTATAAAGACCTATTATATTATAAAACACGCCTAATTGTCATTATGACCATACCGCCTGTTAAAGGCGTTACTCCAATACCTTTTGCTGGAGTTCTTGCGTGTATTATCTTATTGTTCCCTACATACATAGCAACGTGTGTAATACTTTTACCACCATTTCCGCTATAAAATACTAGGTCACCTGGCTGAATATTATTGATTGACACATATTTACCAACACTGGCTTGAGCTACCGCGTTTCTTGGTAAACTAATTCCAAAATGTTTATATACACTTTGAGTAAATCCACTACAATCGGCTCCATTTGTTAAACTAGTTCCGCCATGTTTATATGGATTACCTACAAATTGCATTGCATAATTTACAACGGCTTGCCCATTGACATTAGTTGCTTTGTAAGATGAACTTACTGAAGCTTGTGCCTGAGCCTTTTTCTTAGCTGCCTCTTGTTGAGCTTTTTTAGCTGCAGCTGCTTTACGTGCCGCTTCTTCTCTAGCTTTTCTTTCAGCCTCTGCTTTTTCATAAGCAGTTTTCTTTTCAGTAATAACATTATTTAGCACTTCTTGTGAAGTTTCATTTCCTACTAATTTTCTAGTTGTATTACTTATATAATTATTTTTATCATATTTTTTTATTTGTGTCAAAAAATTATCTGCTTCTTGTTGACTTTTGAAATAATAAGCATTATCTCCTTGCTCAATTTTTACATATTCTGCATAGAATAAATAATTATCTAAAACTCTTTCCTCTAATGTCTTATGAATATCAATAATAATAACAGGTTTAGCATTTTCTAAAGGTTGTAAGAAAACATAACTTACTTTATTATATCCTGCCTTTTCTATTTCTTTTACTCTTTTGCTTAATATTTCGTTTAGAAACTGTTCACTTTGTTGTTCTTTTGGAATTTCTGTTGAACTAACTGGTTGTGGTATTATAAAAGCTGTTCCTATAAGTAACATAAAACCAAAAAACCAAAATAAATGTTTCTCCTTTCGAACTAGTCTCCCGAAACGGGAGGGTCATCCTAAATTAACATTTTTCATAATAATCTTTTAAGAACAAATTATATAGTGTTGTTCTTGCTCAAAAGTATTTGTTCTTTTATAAACTCTCTCTTTCTTTGCAATATGCAATATTTTATCAAAAATTGGTTGCGGCGGGTGGGATTTGAACCCACGACCTTCAGGTTATGAGCCTGACGAGCTACCAAACTGCTCCACCCCGCGATATATAAATAGGCGTTAGCTTTGGGTTTTTGATAAAGGAGAACCCGTCCGCACTAACTCAGTATTGAAAACTCCTATGTATTATCTATCAAAATCTTGAATATCTTTTTTTGCGACCTTGCCCTTTGATTTGTCTTTATTTGTTCTATTTCCTTCACACCAAGGACATCCGCCATGATTTCTACAACTCTTACAAACTGCTTTTGCACCTCTGTAAGGTTTTCTATGTTCTTTACCATGTTCTATTGCTTTATTTAGAGCCATTGCTCTCACCTCCTATTATGAGGCTTTTTTTGGACAATGCTCCTTATACCATGCTTCTCCGGCTTCTTTTAGTTCTTTACCTTTTATTGATAAATACTTCATAGCCATAGGGTTTCTTTTTAACTTTTTATTAGTTTTACCCTTTTTATCAAGATTTGCTTGTGTAATTATGTAGTGTCCTTCTCCGTTGCCGCTTTTACCTTTTCTTTTTGCCATTTTTAAATTACACCTCTTTCATTTATTTACAAATATATTATATAATAAATTTTATAAAAAATCAACAAGAATTTGCGGGTTCCGGTATGTGAACACTAGCGCTGCCAATATTCATACACCGGTCCGCGCGTCTATATTTACTCTTACAACCATATAAATTATATGCATCTATATAATAGGAAAATCCCGATTAACACATTAAGCATACTCGCTACAGACCATTTTCTAGAATGCAACTTAATTGAGGAAGCTACATCTATCGAAAGTGCTATTGCACTTAACTGTTTTGAGTATATGCGTTAATCAATAGCAAAACTATCAATACATATTTACCTACGCATTATACTTTTTCATAAGATACAAGAAGCGGTTCACATTAGATTATATTAGATACAGTCTTTTTGCTGTCTACTTCTCATTAAACATAAACACTTTGAGTAATTAGTTTAAACACTAGCACCACGTGAAGGTTTACTCTTGCTAGCTATGGACTATCGGGTCAGATTTGAACTGACGACATATACGAGATTTGCAGTCACGCGCGTTGAGCCAACTTCGCCACCGATAGACAAATGGAGATATATTAGATTAATAAACAATATGTTTATTAGATTATTCTATTGTAATTTCCTTTTTAGTTTCTTTTGCTATTGTTTTTTTAGGAATTGTTATATATAACAAACCATTTTTAGCAATAGCCTTAATTTTAGTTAAGTCTAAATTATTATCATTTAAAGAAATAGTAGAGTTAATTGAACGTTCTTTACCTACCATATCTTTAGTTGTACCACTAATAGTAATGCGCGCAATACCATTAACTCTTTCAGTAGACATTTTTAAATCTTCTTTATCAATACCTAAAATATTATGAATAAGAATTCTTGCTTTTTCATTGTCTATTGAAGAATAAGGGTGCATATCTTTTTCTTCTCTATCAAATTTATAAGTTTTTTTATCCCAATCAAAAGGGAATAAACTGTTGTCAAAAATTTCATCTAAATCTAACATACTAAGACCTCCTTAAAAAATCGTCTAATATATCTCCACATTATATCATATCATAAAATTTTTATTTTGTCAAACCCTGTGTTAGAGGAAGTTCTTTAATAACGCAATAAGTATTTTGAATATAAGTTTCAACAGATGGGTCTTTTGTGTAAGTTCTACGTCTATTTCCCATATCATCAATATAATCTATAATTTTTAAAACAGATTTTTTATCAATTTGCCCTTCTTTTTTCTTATTTTCCATATTAAAGCCCTCCTTTTATTTCTTTAAATTATTATATAATATTTTTACTAAAAAATCAAAAAACAGTAAAACTCTATTATTGTTTTACTGTTATCTGTGTTGTAATACTATGAGCTCCATCTACCACGTATAAATCAATGATGTTTTTCTTCATGCAAGCTCCGCAAGAATCTAAAACAATAGCATCATAAGTAGTTCCATTTATAGTTATTTTTATTTCATCATAATATTTGTGATATACAATTCCATCAACCTTACTCCATCCATATTTTAATAAATATGTTGTTGCGGTTGCCACTACTAACTTGCCTTTATATGTATACCACCCTTTTTCATTTGGTGTAAAATTACCAGCACATAATCCGCTAGCTCCTACGCAAGGATTCCCTTCTCCAGGCCAAAAACTTGTAAGTCTATAATTACCAGTTCCTCCCCCGCTGGAAGTAGAGCTAGCTTTTATTTTTTTAAGTTAGTAATCTCCTGATTAAGTTTATTTATTTGAGCATCTTTATTTGCAATAGTTTTATCTTTTTCTTGTATTGTTGCTTCTAACTCTTTATTTTTTTCTGTTAATACTGTTATTTTTTGCTTATTAATTTCATTTTCTTTTTCAGCATCAATTTTACTTTGTAAAGTTTCACTATAAAAATTTCTTAATCTAGTTAATTCTTTTTCTTCTTGAATGGTTCTATATGTAAAAGCGCCTAGACCTATAAAAGAAATTATTATAATAATTATAATTCCAATTCTCTTTCCTTTTTTCATTATATTCCTATAGCCTCCATCATTCTTCTTAAATTTTCTTTTTCTTCATCACTAACAACTGTTTTTTCAATAGGTGTGGTAGTTGCGGAAGTAGTTGCTACTGGAACATCTTCCCCAGGTAAAGCATTTTCTCCTCCAACCTCAACATTTGTCTTAGCGCAAGTAAGCGCGCATTTTAATTGTATATTTTCTCCTTCTTCTACAAAAGGAATTCTAATTTCTTTTTCATATATAAAACTACCAGGAAATAATTCTAATATCTTCTGAGTAGCTTCTTGTTTACTTAAAGCACCTTTAGCCATTATTTTTTCTCCTTTTCTATCGCCAAACCGGCATCTTCTAATATATGAGAACTTTCTTCAATTAATTCACATATATGACATGGTTCTCCTTTAAAACATTTTTTGCCACATCTTGAGCGTAATTCTCCAAAACGAGGTAAAACAAATCTACTATCTAAATTAATATTTAATCCATTAATTATTTCATTTAGATTTCCATACCATTCTTTTTTATTTTTATATATATTAAAATAATTAATACATCTCTCATCTTCATAAAAGAATTCACAAACATCTACAAAATCTTCATAGTCTTGTATATCTTCAGGTCTAATAAAAAATTTCTTTAAATCAGGAATATCTGCATATAACGATTGCGCTATGTTTGGAAATACTCTAATTTGAATATTTTTTTCTTTTGTTACTTTTGATAATTTATTTAATTCAAAACCTAAAGATTCAACAATGAATATGTCTGATACGCCACTATTTACTAATAAATAAAAAGCATCTATATTATTTATAAAGTCGGAAAAGAAATAATTTTTAATTTCATTTTCTTTAATTATATTCATTAATTCAGTTGTATATCCATTAAATTGAATATAAATATTTGGATATTCTTTTTGCAAGTCTTTTATAAAATTAACCCCTAAAGGTTCTTTCATATCAATTTTATCTCAAATACGCAAATTAATTCTTTTATTTTTATATAATTCTAAAAAACCAAAAAGCGTTTTATCATCAGGATTATAATCAATTGACCATTCATCTGCTTCTTTTATTAAATCTTTTTTATATGTATATTTATTATAAGGTAAACAATATTTCATCTTATTCCTCCTTTTATATTATTATATCAAAAAAAAGAAAAAAAGTCAACTGCGCAGATTTATCTAGCGCAATACTTTTTAATCTCATTTATTATATAATCAATATCATCTTGTGTCAAACCATCATCATTAAAACTAATATTTATAGAACCACTTTTTACACCACTTTGGTCTATTTTATATTTTAAATCATTTATAATTTCATTTATTTTTATTTCTCTACTTATTTGGTCCATTACAACACAATCCCAACCATTTAGTTTTCCAGTTCTAAATGTTTTTCCAATTTTTCTTACATCAAAATCAAACATTCGCGCACCTCCTACTCATCAAAGCTAGCATAATCAATTAATACTGGTTTTCCATTCCAATATCCTATATTAGCTGCCCTTAAATCTCTTATAAAATGTTTTTTAATAAAATTCTTTAATGCTATAAAATAATCAAAACCATGTAGTTTAAAGAATTCTGCTTCCCATATAGAATTTATATGGTAGAAATCATTTTCCTCATTTAATGACTCAATATTTTCTCTTTCTTCTTTTGAACTTTTACTTTCTTTTTCGTGATATTGTTCATAAGATAAATTTTCAAGTATTTCAGCGTAGGGTTGAATATATATTGGATACCCATCTATGTCTGTTAAATATTTTGTTGGAAGAAATGCTTCTTCTACATCAGCTTCAACAGCCATATTATATCTATTTGCCTCTTGACTACAATAGTCCCATTCATTATCCCCTTCTTGAACTGCGCATAACTCATATCCATCGCAATAATTAAAAGGTATTTTAATAACAAATCCTAATTCTTTAAATGCTAATACCCCTTTTGAACAACCATTAAATGTTTTAAAAGGTTTATTATAATGTTCTTTAAATATACGAGCAATATTGTCATAAAAACTATCATTAGTATAATCTAAATCTTCATCAAGTATACAGTATTGTAATGCCTCTAGTATTTCTTTCATTTCTGGACTTTCAATATCATATTTCATTTTTATCAACTCCTTTATTTATTTACATTTATATTATATTATTATTTATTTAAAAAATCAATTAAAAGTTTCTATCAAGATTTTGCAAAATTTGATTGACTTTTGGCAAAAAATATTATATAATGTATATATAAGGAGGTCTATATGTTATTTGATAAAGAGAATTTTTTATATGATAATCATGAAGTATTATGATATACCGACCATTTTTTATGTTATATTCCAACAGAAGATGAGTTATATAATTTAACTTTTGAAGAATTTGGCGGACTTACTACTTTAGATATTAGATATTTTATTTCTGTATGTAAAAGTAATGATAAAAGTTTATTTTTTGATGCATCTATCAAAATAAATCCTAAATATTATGATTGCGTATTTGAAATATTAAATAATAATTTTGCTTTAATTATAAATGATAAAAATAAAATAATAAAAATTAAAGAAAAAATCAAAGAAGTAATTTTAATGTCGATTGATACCTCAAGAGGCAACGAAGAAGATTTTATTAACTCGTTAAATGAACATGAATTAGAAGCTTTAAAAAGAATGATTGAATTATTTAATTGTACAGACTTTTATATAAGTGTAAACAAAGAAACTCAAGAGACTAATATTTCAGGTTCTGCTTATAGAAGTTTATTTTATAAATTAAAAAAAAACAAAATTGCAACAGTAGAGTCCGCAGGAGTAAAAGGAACCCATGTAATATTTCATAGTTTTACAAAATTAAAAAATTTATTATAATTATCATATAAAATGAAAAAAGAGGTGATAATTATGGCAAAATATCTTGGCAGCCGTTTCTTTTGTACACAATGCGGAAATGAGGGTATTCCCGTTCAAAGAAAGAAAGGTCAAGAAAGAAGTTCAGGACATCTGAAAAAATTATATTGTATTTATTGTAAAGAAGAGATTAATCATGTTGAAATAAAAGAAAATGATAACTATACCTATGAAGATTTTAGAGAAGAATATGAATTAGGTAGATTTAAAGAAGGCAATAGAGAAAATATAAATGATTTAATTATATGTAATTGTATAGATTGTCCATTTAATAAAGAGGGTAAATGTTGGAACTCAAATTATACATATGAGTGTCCGCATAGACCTAGAGAGGGTGAGAGTAATGAGTAAAATATGGTTAACAAGTGATACGCATTTTTGTCATAACAAAGATTTTATGTTTGGCCCAAGAGGTTTTAATGACATAGAAACACATGATTTATTTGTTAAAATGCAATGGAATTACTTAGTAGCTCCTGAAGATGATGTTTATCTATTAGGAGATGTTTTTCTAATTGATGATAATAAAGGATTTGAAATCTTAAAATCACTTAAAGGTAAAATTCATATTATTTTAGGTAATCATGACTCAGAGAAAAGAATTAAATTATTTCAAAGTTGTGATAATGTAGTAGAAATTACTTATGCTACTAGAATAAAATCTAATGGATTTACTTTTATATTAAGTCATTACCCTATGCTTGTTCATAATTTTAATGATGATAAACCATTATGGAATTTGCATGGACATACACATAGCCCAGAAAAACTTAGCGAGTTCTATCACTGTTATAATGTTGCTCTAGATGCGCATAATAGCAGACCTATTGAACTAGACGAAATAATCAATGATATAAAAGGAGTTTATAATGAAGATACAAATAGCAACAATTAGTTCTGATTTTAATCCTGAAACAGGAATATCTAAAACTGTTATTATGACAGACTTAGGTTCTTTTGAAGGTTTTGCAAAACTACACCCAGATGATAAAGCCTATGTTTCTCACTATGCTGGTTGTAGATATGCAGAAGAAAGAGCTGTTATAAAATATGCTAAAATGAAAGTTAAAGTAATTAATGCTCAATTAGAAGTGTTAAAGAATATTTCTAATGAATTAAGAAATAAAAAATATTATAAAGAAAATAATGGCACTAAACTATTAGAAAAAAATATTTATATTTTAGAAGATGATAAAGCATATTTAAAGAATGTAATAAATTCATTAACAGAAAGATTAAAACTAGAATTTGTAGAAAGAGACAAGCTTTTAAAGGAAAGAGAAGAAAAGAAACAAAGTAATGAATAATTACTTTGTTTTTTAGAATGGAGATGATAATATGATAGAAATATATACAGATGGTAGTGCTAAAAACAATGGAGCAATAAATAACAGCGGAGGTGCCGGTATATGCGCAATATCCGCAGGAAAAGTTATATTAACGGCATCTCATCAAGAGCAGAATGTTACTAATAATCAAATGGAATTAAAAGGTTTATTATATGCTCTATATTTAGCACATAATTTATATTCATATGATTTGTGTGTTATTAAATGTGACTCTGCCTATTGTGTAAACATATTTAATAGTTGGATTAACTCTTGGTATCAACATGGTTGGACTAGAGGCGGAAATAAGCCTATTGAAAACTTAGATTTAATACAACAATTATGGGAATATAAAAAAATAAACTATCCTAATTTTAAAGTAGAAAAAGTTGCGGGACATGTTGGCTTGCTTGGAAATGAAATAGCGGACGCTTGTGCAACTGACGACCGAGCAAAATTAGAAAAAATTTTTTTAGAAAACAATATAAACCACACAGATGTCAAAAACATTGACTTTTAGAAAAAATTGTGTTATAATACTTATGTAAAATTATGAAAGGAGAAAACTATGAACGATAAAAAACTTTATACTAAAGATAGCATTGAGTCATTATCGCCTCTTGAGTTTACTCGTCTTAGACCTGGAGTTTACGCTGGGGATACAACGTATTCAACACAACTATTAGTAGAAATTATCTCAAATGCAGTTGATGAATTCCGCCTAGGTCATGGTAATGTCATTGATATAGAAATTGATAATACAGATAAAGCAACTAAAATTCGTGTTCGTGATAATGGGCAAGGATTTTTAGTAAACGAAAAAAGAGAAGATGGTAAGACTGTCCTAGAAGCTGCATTCAGTGTTCTTAATACCTCTGGTAAATATAGAGAAGACGGAACATATGAAGGAACTTCACTAGGTTCTTTTGGTATTGGTTCAAAGATTACAACTTTCTTATCGCATAAGCTAGAAGTTACAACATATAGAGATAAAAAGTTTGAAACTATTGAATTTGTAGAAGGTGTTTTTAATAAAAGAAACACAGGTTCTTCTAATGAGCCAATGGGGACTGAAGTAGCATGGACTCCAAGTGAAGAATTCTTTACTCATACTTCTGTTGAAGAAACAAAAGTAAAAGAATTATTAAACACAATTGTTTGTTTATGTCCTGGTTTAAAATTTAATTTAACAATAAATGGTAAATTAGAAACATATATATCAGAACATGGACTAAATGATTTAGTAGATAGCGCAGTTAAAGATAAAGAAATATTAACTAATAGATTTAATATGAACTTTGCTGAAGGAAAAAACAAAATGGATATGGTTTTAACATATACATCAAATTATTCTTTAACATTAATTCCTTATGTTAATACAGGTCTTACAGAAAAAGGGCCTCATATAACACAAGTTAAAACTATTATTACTCGTGAGTTTAATAAATTCTTTAAAGAAAAAAAGTGGCTTAAAGATAAAGATGAAAACTTAACTGGTGATGATATTCAAGAGGGAATGTATATAGTATTTAATATAACAGCCCCTAACATTGGATATGATGCCCAAGTTAAATCAACAGTAACAAAAATAGATATGGCTCCATTTGCGCAAACATTAGCAGATGCTTTACAAGTATGGTTTGGAAATAATGAAAAAGAAATAAAAGTTATATTTGATAAAGCAGCAGCCGCTAGAAAGGCTAGAGAAGCAGCTAAAAACGCAAGAGAAAGAGTAAGAGAAAGTAATAAGAAAAAAGAAAAAGCACTTAAGTTTGATAGTAAATTAGCAGATTGTTATTCAAAAGATAGAAGCAAGTGCGAAATATATATCACAGAGGGTGATTCAGCAAGCGGTAATTTAAAGTCTGCGCGTAATAATGAGTTTCAGGCGGTAATGCCAGTTCGTGGTAAGATATTAAACTGCCAAAAAGCAACATTATCTCAAATTCAAAAGAACGCTGAAATAATGACAATGATTGATGCTTTTGGTTTATATATCGACCCTAAGACTATGAAAGTCACATATAACAAAGATAGCCTTAGATATGGAAAAATTATTATTGAATCAGATGCTGATGTTGATGGTGCGCATATCAAAAACCTATTCTATACTTTTATATGGAATTTCTGCCCACAATTAATTCAAGACGGATATATATATGCAGGAGTACCTCCACTATATAAAGTAACAATAGGAAAAGAATATAAATATATTAAAAATGATGAAGAATTAGAACAATTCAAAAAAACTATTGGCGATAAGAAAATTCAAGTAAATAGAATGAAAGGGTAAGAGATAGTCTGGCCCTTAGGCATTTTTCCACTTATCAGTGGGGTCGTGCGGCAACCGCGCGGCTAACGAGGGAGTCTTATAAAATTATAAAAATTTTGGACATCTCAGGACAAACTGAAATGTTTAAAATTCATATAATAATAGAAAAGATAAGATAATCTCGTGGGAAGTATATTACGATATTATCTCAAGAAAAGGAGATAATAGATATGATAGGAATTTATAAAATAACAAATCAAATAAATAATCATAGTTATATAGGTCAAAGTATTCATATTGAAAAAAGATGAAATGAACATAAAACTAAATATAATTGAGAAAGAGAAAGTAAAAAACCTTTATATTTAGCATTTCAAAAATATGGATTAGAAAATTTTACATTTGAAGTATTAGAAGAATGTAAACCACAAGACCTAAATAATAAAGAAAAATATTATATTGAATATTATAATACTTATAAAGATGGTTATAATCAAACCACCGGCGGAGAAGATAATTATGGAGAAAATCATCCTGGTCATAAATTAACTGAACAAGATATCATTAATATCCGCATAAGATATAATAATCATGAAAGAAAGAAAACTGTTTATTTAGACTATAACAATAGAATTGGAGAATCTGGATTTAAAAAAATATGACAAGGAGAAACTTGAAAGAGTATTCTTCCAGAAGTGTACACTGAAGAAAATAAAGAATATCATAAAATGCACACTGGAAATGAAGGTTCTTCAAATGGAAGGTCTAAAATAACAGAGCAAGATGTTTATAATATAAGATTAAGAAAAAAGAATGGTGAGCTTCAAAAAGAAGTTTATAACGATTATAAAGAATTATTAACATTTGGTTCGTTTAAAAATGTTTGAAATTATCAAAATTGAAAAAATATCGTAGTATAAACCTGTATCGACTATCCCCGTTGCTGGGGAGTAGAACTGCTATTGATACGCAGCTCGAAACGGTGTCCGCCGCAAGGCGAAGAAATAGTCAGTACCTTTGGTGACAAAGGATTAATACGTAGGAGAAATGTCGGTTGATGAAACTGAAGAAACACTTACTGACCCTGAAAATAGAATTATAAAACAAATAACAGTTGAAGATGTAGATGCAGCTGATGAATTATTTGATGATTTAATGGGAACAAAAGTAGTTCCTAGAAAAGAATTCATTAAAGTTCACAGTGCGGAAGGGGGATTATACAATGCAGAATAATGATTTATTAAATGAGTTAAGCACTAATTTTATTGAATATGCAGTTGCGGTTAACTCCGATCGTGCAATCCCTGACTCAGCCTGTGGATTAAAACCGGTTGCCCGCAGAATATTATGGGGTGCTTTTGAAAAAGGTTATACTTTTAGTAAACCCCATGTTAAATCTGCAAAGATAGTTGGAGATGTTATGGGTACATATCACCCTCATGGTGACTCTTCAATCTATGGTGCTCTTGTTAGATTATCTCAACCTTGGATTATGAGATACCCTCTAATAGACT